ACGTTTTCCAATATCGAGGAGCAGTCTTTGGAATTTGTTATCTATGTTCTGCAGCCGTGGCTCTCCAGAATCGAGTCCTCCATTAGCAGATGCCTGCTTTCTGTGGAAGAAAAGAAACAGTTCTTTGCCCTGTTTAATGTGGACGGGCTTCTTCGGGGGAATTATCAAAGCCGTATGCAGGGCTATGCGACCGGAATTAATAACGGCTTTATGTGTCCCAATGATGTCAGAAGACTCGAAAACTGGGACCTCATCCCAGAGGAAGAAGGAGGGAACCTCTTTATGGTAAACGGAACGATGACGCCTCTAAAGATGGCGGGGGCTGCTTATCAGAAGGAAGGGGAGAAGGATGATGAAAAGGAACCGGAAGAATCCGAAGAAGACCCTGCAGAAGATGCACCAGAGAATCAGAAAAACGAAAAAAGAAAAAGAGGGAAAGGAGATCGCTAATGGATAAGTTTTGGAAATGGGTCCGGAATAAAGCGCCCACAGAAGATGGGGATGAGGGAGAAAGGACCCTGCTTTTAAATGGAACCATCGCAAGTGAGACCTGGTTTGATGACGATGTCACGCCAGAAGTTTTTAAGAACGAGCTTTTTGACGGAAAGGGAGACATCACCGTCTGGATCAACTCGCCGGGAGGCGACTGCTTTGCGGCCGCGCAGATTTATAACATGCTCACCGATTATAAAGGGCACGTCACGGTCAAGATTGACGGCCTTGCAGCATCTGCAGCATCGGTCATTGCGATGGCAGGAGACACCGTACTGGTAAGCCCCGTATCGATGCTGATGATCCATAACCCTGCAACCGTTGCGATGGGGGATCGAACGGATATGCAAAAGGCAATCGAGATGCTGGATTCTGTGAAAGACTCCATCATCAATGCCTACGTCCATAAGACAGGGCTATCCAGAAATAAGCTCTCAAAGCTGATGGATGATGAAACCTGGATGGATGCAACGAAGGCGGTCGAGCTGCACTTTGCAGATAGCGTCATGAAGCGAAATAGCCTCCATCCGGAGGAAGATCAAAAAGAAGAGGCAGAAGAGGAAAAAGGGCAAAGTAAGAAGAATCCAAAAGATGAGACGTCCGGCATGCTGTTTTCTGCAAGGCAGCTTGCTGCTACGTTTACGAACAAAGTAAATCAGCACTTCCAGACAGAAGATTTTATTGGGCCAGAGGAAGAAAACAAAGAAGAAATCGGGACGCGAAACGCAGATGAACTGCAAAAGCGCCTCGATTTTTTGCATTCCATCATGTAAGGAGGAAATTTTAGATGAATATTCAGGATCTTATTACAAAGAGAGCAAAGGCATGGGAAGCGGCCAAGAGCTTTTTGGACTCTCACAGAAAAGAAAACGGCGTTTTATCCGCGGAAGATGGGGAGACCTATGACCGCATGGAAAAGGAGATCACGGATCTTACGAAGGAGATCGAACGCTTAAACCGCCAGAAGGCAATCGAGGAGGAGATGGAAAAGGCAACCTCCAAACCTCTTACCGGGTCTTTGAGAAAGCCAGAGGATGAGGAAGTGGAAAAGAATGGACGCTTTTCCCACCAGTACGCAAAGGATATGCTGACTGCGATGCGCACAAACTTCCGCCAGGTATCGAATGTCCTGCAGGAGGGCGTGGACGCAGACGGAGGCTACCTTGTTCCGGATGAGTGGGATCAGAGACTGATCGATGTTCTGGAAGAGGAGAACATCATGCGAGGCCTTGGTACCAAGATCACGACTTCCGGAGAGCATAAGATCAATATCGCAGGAACGAAGCCTGCCGCTGCATGGATTGAAGAGGGCGGTGCACTGTCCTTTGGAGAAGCATCCTTTGATCAGAAGATTCTGGATGCCCATAAGCTCCATGTAGCCATCAAGGTGACAGAGGAGCTTCTTTATGACAGCGCCTTTGACCTTACAAACTACATCACGACTCAGTTTGGAAAGGCGCTTGCGAATGCTGAAGAGGACGCGTTCTTAAACGGGGACGGAACCGGAAAGCCGACGGGTCTGTTTCATGAGACAAAGGGCGGCCAGATTGGGGTAACACTTTCTGGAACGACGATTAAGACCGACGATCTCCTGACTCTCATCTACAGCTTAAAGAGACCGTATCGTAAGTCTGCTTCCTTCCTTTTAAATGACTCCACTCTGGCAGCCATCCGGAAACTGAAGGACAACAACGGTTCCTACATCTGGCAGCCGTCTTATCAGGAAGACGAGCCGGATCGCATCTGCGGCTATAAGGCAAACACGTCTGCGTACTGCAACGAACTGGAAGCCGGGAAGCCGTTTATCGCTTTTGGCGATTACAGCTACTACAACATCGGTGACAGAGGAACCCGTTCTTTCCAGGAACTCAGAGAGCTTTTTGCAGGAAACGGCATGATCGGGTATGTCGCAAAAGAGCGTGTAGACGGTCTTTTACTTCTGCCGGAAGCCGTGCAGATCATGAAGGCGGGCGCATCTGCTTAAGAAGAGTGAAGGGTGCTTTTTGCATCCTTCCTTATTTTTTCCATGGAGGTGAGAGATGTTATCACTGGAGGAAGTAAAAGCGTACCTGCGTGTGGACGGACCAGATGAGGACGAACTGATTAAAGACCTGATGCAAACGGCAGAGTCACTGATCCGGGATGTCACAAGGACTCCCGCAGATTTGCCTTTTCCAGAAGGACCTGTTTATCAAACGGCTTCTTTGTATGCAGTAGCTTACCTGTATGAGCACAGGGAAGAAGGAGACCACAGGGAGCTTCTTCTTTCTCTTCGGTCCCTTTTGTTTGGAGTGCGGGAGGTGAAGTTTTAATGCAGGTGTCAAAGCTAAATACCAGAATCGTAATCCAGAAAAACGAGACCACAATCGATGAGATTGGAAACCATAGAAGCGTGTGGAAGGATTATTTTTCCTGCTGGGCGATGGTTCTTTCCGGCAGCCTTTCAGATACGGAAGATCTGGAAGCTGGCACCATAAAAGATCACGAAAAACTGGACTTTTTGGTTCGCGATACAAAGATCCTTGCGGGACTGGATTCCACACAACTTCGCATTCTCCATGAGGGGAAAATCTATAACGTTTATGCCATCGATCCCATGGGATGCAAGAAAAAGAGCCTCACGTTTCAGTGCGAGAAAGTAAGGAGGTGACCATGAGGGGCGTTCGGATAAAACCAGAGGATTTATCAAAGACCATCAAAAAGGCGCTGGATACCTATGAGGAGAGTGTTACCGAGAAAGTAAAAAGGTCCGTCAAAGAGGCGGCTGATCTTGCGGTAAAGGAGCTCAAAGCATCTTCTCCTAAGAAAACAGGAAGGTATGGGAAAAGCTGGAAGCAAAAGAAAACGCATGAGGACTCCAAAGAACTGGAAGTTACTGTTTATGCAGGAGTCTACCAGCTTACGCACCTTTTGGAGAATGGTCATGCAAAAAGAGGCGGCGGGAGAGTGGAAGGAATTCCGCATATCGAACCCGCCAGAGAGCACGCCGCAAAAATGTTAGAAGAAGAAATCAAAAAGGAGATCCGGAATGGATGAGATCGTAACCATTTTAAAGGAGCTTGGCCTTCCCTTTGCTTATGACCATTTCGCAGAGGGAGAGAGCAAGGATCCGCCTTTTGTCTGCTTCCGGATTCCGGCAAGCAATAACTTTTCTGCCGATGGAATCCCGTATTTTGAATCCTATGTGTTTGACATCGAGCTTTATACGGATAAGAAGGATCGGAAGATCGAAAAGAAACTGGAGAAGCTTTTCAAGAAAGCCGGGATCTTCTACAGCAAGACCGAGGTGTGGATTCGCACGGAAAGACTCTATGAAGTGGTCTATACGTTCGAGTGGGGGAACAAAGATGAGTAAGAAGAATAAGATCAAGTACAACTTAAAAAACGTACACTATGCCGTTGCTACGATTTCCGAGGATGGAACGGCAACGTATGATGTGCCGGTATCGTGGCCGGGAGCCGTGAACATGTCCCTGGAAGCACAGGGAGATCAGACGGTGTTCTGGGCAGACGGCATTCAGTACTTTGTGACGAATGCAAACAGCGGATACAGCGGAGATTTTGAATCGGCGATGGTTCCGGAGGATTTTCGAGAGAAGATCCTGGGAGAGATCAAGGATGCCAACGGGGTTCTTATCGAGGATGCGGATGCTCAGCCAGTTCATTTCGCGCTGCTGTTTGAGTTTGACGGAGACGAAGATCCGATCCGTCATGTCATGTACAACTGCACGGCAACAAGACCAAATGTCGAGTCCAAAACGAAGGAGGATTCGATCGAGGTACAGACAGAGACACTGACGATCAATGCGACAACGGTGAAAAATGCAAGCCTTGGCAAGAACATCGTAAAGGCAAAAAGTTCTCTGGATACGACAGATGCGGTCTATCAGAGCTGGTATACCGAAGTTTATCAGCCAAAGAAAAAGGCAGAGGAGAACACCGTTTCCGGTGTCAGTGAAGCGACTGGAAAGAAAGGATAACGAAGGAGGCATCTATGTATCAGGAACTTACACTTCATACGCAGGAAGGAGAAAAGAACTTCTCGTTTCTTGCAACAGGAACCACGGCGTACCGGTTTCGCCAGGTCTTTCACCAGGACCTCATGGTTTTGTTAAACCGAATGGAGACGATTGAAGACGGGAAAGCAGATACGAGCGTTGGGGATAAGCTTGCCTTCATCATGAATGCGCAGGCAGAAAAGAAAGATCTTAGCACGCTTAGTTTTGATTCCTTCCTTGACTGGGCGGATCAGTTTGAAGGAGCAGAGCTGTTTCTTCACATGCAGGACTTTGTGACGCTTTACCTTGGAAACCGGGTAACGTCCTCGGTCCCAAAAAAAGAAGCCGCCAAAGCGAGAGGGAAATAAACACGGCGTTGTATCTTCTTCGTGCCAAGCAGATCGGGCTTTCCCTATGGGAGCTTGATCAGATGGAAGAGGGGCAGGTAATGGATCTTCTCATCGAATCCGGAAATGACCTCTGTGAAGATGAGTATGCGGACGTTGCAACGCAGGAGGATTTCAGGCGCTTTTGATGCAATTTGAAAATGAAATCGTTTGAAAAATAAGTTCCTTAGGAAGGCCACTTTCAAAGAAAAAAACGCGAGAGTAAAATGAAATCAGATTTCTGGTGAGTAAATAGGAGGGAAAATGAAACAGACTGCTCACAATGAAAATGGTTTTACACTTGCGGAACTTCTGATTGTCGTGGCGATTATCGGAGTGCTGGTTTCGATCAGTATCCCGATATTTTCCGGGCAACTTGAAAAATCAAAAGAGGCGGTAGACCTTGCCAACATGCGCAATGCATACGCCGTGATATCGGTAGACGCAATCCTGGGAGATGCGGCGACGAACAAACATTTCTACTATGATCTTTCCGGGAATTTGACGGAAGGAAAACCGGAAGCTTATGGAAAAGGAACCGCCCGGAACGGAAACACGGTCTGGGGAGGCTGTTCCGATTATACCTATAATCCAGAAGCAGATTACACGGGGAGTGTGATCGAGGTATGGTACGATGGAACGAGTGTTCATGTCCACTGGGATGAAGCATCGTCAGGGTCTGGAAGTGGATCTGGGACGGAAAGTGGTTCCGGGGCAGGAAGCGGAACAGGCACTTTGCCGGGAGGATCTGGGGCTGAAAGTGGTTCCGGGACAGGAAGCGGAACAGGCACTTTGCCAGGAGGATCAGGGTCCGAAAGCGGTTCTGGTACGGGGAGCGGAACGGGAACTGTACCGGGAGGTTCCGGAACAGGCAGTGGTTCAGAAACGGCGGGAGGAACAGGAACTGTGCAAGGAGGCTCTGGGACAGGCTCGCCTACTAAGCCAAGTGGCAGCTACGTTCTGGATGCATCTAAAGCGCAGAACTATCCGGAAAAACCAAAAGAGAATCAGAGCCTTTCTGTATTTATGGGAGAACGATATGCCCATAATGGAAAAGTGTATATCGTGATAGCAAACCAGCAGTTTAATCCCTATTTCTATCTGCAACCTGGTGATCAGGGTGCAGAATACTTGTTCATGGAACCCAATGGAACTTTGATACATGAAGGAGACCGGGATGATAAACATATGGGGCAACTGAATGCGGGAGATATCTACGTTACGAATGATGGAAGGAAGTATATCCGAAAAGTAACGGCAGAAAATGGTGAAGCACCAACGATTGATCATGATGTGGGACGATGGGTATTAATTAAAAACTGACAGTTATTGAAACTTCGAAAGCACCAGCAGAAAAATCTGCCGGTGCTTTCTTTTTGCCTTTTTTTTGGTGGGAGGTGAGCAGATGGCGGGCTCCAGAATCAAAGGAATAACGATCGAATTGGACGGAGATACCACAAAGCTCACCGCTGCGCTAAAGCAGGTCGACAGCCAGGTTAGATCCACACAGTCCAAGTTAAAAGATGTCAATCAGCTTTTGAAAGCAGATCCGGGAAATAAGGATCTGTTATCTCAGAAATATAAGTATCTGGGAACAGAAGTGGATGCGACAAAGGAAAAACTAAAAACGCTAAAGGAAGCAGAAAAGCAGGCACTTGATTCGGGAAACGTCAATACCGAGCAGTACGATGCTCTTCAGCGGGAGATTGAAGAAACGGAGCAGAAACTAAAGAGCCTTACCAAGGAGTATCAAAACTTTGGTTCTGTTTCGTCCCAGCAGATCGCAGCTGCAGGGGAAAAGGTATCTGCGGTCGGGGAAAAGATCGGCTCTGCAGGAACGAAGATGTCAGCAGCCGTTACCGCGCCGGTTGTGGCAGGAGCTGCCGCAGCAGTCAATGCCTACGGCGATGTCGACAAAGAGTTTAACCTCGTGAAGCAGACGATGGGAGATACCGCGAATACGGCGGAGGACTTTGACGGCCTTTGGAAACAGATCGGGGACTCCGCAAAAGCTTCCGTCTACGGGATGAGTGATGCCACGGAGGCAACGCTGAACTTCGCAAGACAGGGATTTACTGCAAAGCAGGCAACGGACATGTTGACTCCTGCGATGAGCCTTGCTGCAGGAACGGGAACGGACCTTTCGGAAGTGACATCCGGCCTTGGAAATTCAATGAAGATGTTCGGGGCGGATTCCCAGGAAGCAGCGGATTATGCCGATGTTCTTGCCAAGGCACAGGCGCAGGCAAACACAACGACGTCGGAGCTCTTTGATGCGATCTCGGTGGCAGGCCCTATCTGCAAGACGGTCGGATGGAACGTAAAGGATCTCGCAACGCTTACGGATGTGTTTGGTAATGCAGGAATCAGCGGATCGGAAGGCGCCAATGCTCTAAAGACCGGACTTGCGCGCCTTGCAGCACCGGCATCTACGGGAGCAAAGTCCATGGATGCCCTTGGGCTTTCGACCGGAAAGACCTATGCCATCTTTGATGCGAACGGATCGTTAAAGTCGATGCCGGAAGTGATAAGGAACTTAAATGCTGCTTTTCAGGGACTTTCTCAACAGGAACAGCTGGAAGCTGCTTCGAACATCTTTGGCAAAAACCAGATGAGTAAGTGGCTTACTTTGATTCAGTCATCTCCGGAAGAAGTAGAAAGCCTTCGAACGGCGCTGGATGGGGTGGCAGGATCTGCCGATAACATGAGTAATGCGCTGATGTCCGGGACCGGCGGCACCATTGAGCAGTTAAAATCCACTTTCGATGTTCTTTCTGTTACGGTAGGACAGCTGGTAGCACCTGCGTTTCAGAAGGTGATGGAGTCGGCAATCGGCCTTATGAATGCGGTCATGGAGATGGATCCCAAAACGCAGAAGCTGATCCTTATTCTTGCAGGGATTGCGGCAGCTGCAGGGCCTGTTCTTGTTGTCATAGGAAAAATGGCTGCAGGGATTGGCGCTGTGATGAAGCTTGCTCCTGCGATAGTTAGCGGAGTAGGTCTTGTGAAAGGGGCGGTCACAGGACTTTTTGCTTTGATGGCAGCAAACCCCATCATGCTTGTGATTGCCGGGATTGCAGCTTTGGTCTCCGGCTTTGTTCTTTTGTGGAATAAAAGCGAAGCCTTCCGGAATTTTTGGAAGGGACTTTGGGATGGGATCAAGGATGTCACAGGGAAAGCGGTAAATGGCATCCAGGGATTTTTTGGAAAGATCGGAGATTTCTTTGGGAGTCTTCCCGAAAAAGCAGGAGAAGTGAGAACTACTATTTCTGAGAAGTTTTCCAAGATGACAGAAGATCTCAAAGAGCGCGGAGAAGAAATCAAAGGCACTCTTTTGACGGTAGGAAGAGGGTTTGGAGATTCGTTTGGCGCAGGTTTTGAAAAAGCAAAGGAAGCAGCGTCCGGATTCTTTTCCAGCATCGCCGCCTCCTACCAAGAAGGAGGCGGGGGACTTTCTGGAATCCTGAGTGCCTATTTTACTTCGGTGAGGAGCTTGATCTCTGCGGAGCTAACCGGTATCCAAAACCTGATCGGCGTTGATCTATCCGGAGTGAAGGCTACGGTCCAGACGGTGCTTTCTGGAATCCAGAACTTTCTTACCGGTTTTTTATCCGGCTTGCAGGAAAAGACGGCGGGGCTTTTCCAGAACATAGGGCCTTTGATTTCTACGGGGTGGACGACGATTACTGGCGCTATTCAGACTGGACTTCTTTTGATTGAGAGCATTGTCGAGGGAGCTGCGACGTTGATCATGCTTCCTTTTAAGACTTTGTGGGAGAACTGCAAAGGGGAAGTGTCTGGTGCCATGACGTCTATCGGAGAGGCGGTAACAACAGGTCTTACGGCAGCAAGGGAGAGGGCAGGCGTTCTTCTTGACGGAATCCGAAGCAAGTTTTCTTCTGTCATGGAGGGAATTGGAAGCGTTGTAAGCAGCGGACTTTCCAAAATCAGGAGCTTTTTTGCAACCTGCAGGCTGCAGCTTCCAAAGATCAAGCTCCCGCACTTTTCCATTGCTGGAAACCTTTCCATCAATCCGCCACAGGTGCCGCACCTGTCGGTTTCCTGGTACAAGAAGGCATACGACAATGCGGTTTTATTTAGCAGTCCGACCGTTTTGCCAACCGCAGGAGGTCTCAAAGGATTCGGGGACGGAAATGGATCGGAACTCGTTGTCGGGAAAAACAGTCTCATGAACATGATTGCCGAGGCTTCCCAGCAGGATGCGACGGCGCAGGCCATTCAGAGTCTTGGATCACAGCTGCTTTCGCTGATTGCCGAGTATCTGCCGCAGCTTGCAAATCAGCAGATTGTTTTGGATGGCGGAACACTGGTAGGAAAACTTGCACCGCAAATGAACAAACAGCTCGGTGTCATTGCCGGGAGAAAGCAAAGAGGGTAACATGCAGCATTCCATTGTAATTGGGGGACATAACACCTATGACGAGTGGGGGCTTGTTCCGATATCAAGGCCTTATGTTTGTCAGCCGGAAGTGAAGACAAATTATATCGATGTTCCGGGAGGAAATGGGATGCTGGACTATTCCACGGTTTTAACGGGAAATGTCTGCTACGGCCTTCGAAAGGGATCGTGGGAGTTCTGGCTGCGACCGGGGGAAACGTGGGCCAGCGTTTTCTCTTCCATTCTTTCGGAACTGCACGGAAAAGAAACCCGGGTCATTCTTATGGATGATCCGGAATATTTTTATACCGGCAGAGTCATGGTAAATGAGTGGAAGTCGGAAGAGAAGAACTCCAAAATTGTTCTGGACTATCGCCTGGATCCTTATAAGTATGCCATCCACTCGACGAAAGAGATGGACTGGCTTTGGAATGATCTTTTTGACAACGTGATTTACTACGGCAGGTTTGATGTAGAAGGGAGCATGGAACGAAACCTGATCAATCCATCGAAGGAAGAGCTTATACCTACGTTTCTTTGCTCCTCGGAAATGACACTGCAGGTAGGAGATAGAAAGCATCTTCTTTTTGCAGGAGAGAACAAAAACGGAGCGATCATCTTAAAGCCAGGAGATAACCGAATGACGTTTGTAGGAAATGGCAGGGTTCTTGTCGATTATTCCATGGGGAAGAAGTTATGATTTATCGAATTTTGGCAGATGGAGTATCCATCTTTGACTATGATTATCCGGACACGGTGGTGCTGGACCCTTTGCTGGAAACGGAAGTAAATACCGCAGGAAGTCTGGAGTTTACGATGCCAGCGGGGCATGTGTTTTATGAAAACATCCATCTTTTAAGGACCGATATCGAAGTGTACGAGGGAGAAGACCTTGTCTGGTTTGGGAGACCCGTGGAAATCAAAACCGACTACTACCGGCAAAAAAGCGTGTATTGTGAAGGAGCACTTTCCTTTTTCAATGATTCGGTGCAGGAACTTAACGAGTATGAATCCATCTCCCTGCACCAGTTTTTTAAGAATGTCGTGGAAACTCACAATGCGCAGGTCTTGGAAAATCGAAGGTTTTATGTCGGAAAGATCACCGTTCCCGACAAGAAGGTATATCGGAAGCTCCATTATGAACAGACGCTTAGCGTTTTGAAACGGCAGTGTTTAAACGCAGAGGGCGGCTATTTTTTTATCCGGAAAGAAGATGGGAAGAACTACATCGACTGGCTGGAAGAAATGCCCTATACGTGTAATCAGCCGATCGAGTTCGGATTAAACCTTCTTACGATTGGAAGTAACACGGGAGGCGGGGATATCGCAACCTGCGTCCTTCCTCTTGGGAAAGAGGATGAGACGACCCATAAGCCTCTTACGGTAGAGAGTGTCAACGAAGGAAGCAAAATCATAGAAAGCGAAGCGGTCAAAACCTATGGAAGGATTGTAAAGTCTGTCTCTTTTGACGGGGTGACGGATCCAGGTACATTGTACCAGGACGGCCTCGAATACCTAAGCTCCCTCCAGTTTGATCAGATCTCTTTGGAGTGCGATGCATCGGAGCTTCATTACATCAAGGATGAGTACGAAGTGTTCCGGGTAGGACAGATGATTCACTGTATTTCAAAGCCCCATCTTGTGGACAGGATGCTTCCTCTTAGGAAGATGAGCCTAAAACTTGATACGGCAACCAAGAAGATCACGCTTGGAACAGAAGATCGGCAAAGCCTGACGGAAATCTATGGAGAGAAGGCGGGTAGCCTGGAAGATGCCCGTATGGCGGAGATTCAAGATAGTATCCAGGACATCCAGGATGATTTGGGTGATTTCAAAAATGAAGTCTCAGATTATTTGGAAGAAAACGGGAAATGGGAGCACTGGTTTGGCACGCAGAAAGAGTACAACGACTTAAGCGGGAAAAATGAGAAGACCATCTATTTTATCTATGAGGAAGAGGCAGTTTAAAAATGAGTGTTTGCTTTAGAAACCATGTATTCCGGGATCATGCTCAAAAAATATATGTGGGATACAAGAAGATAGAGAGTATCTATGTAGGGGAAAAAATCTGCTACCCTTCCGTCTATGTGCCGACCAGGTATGCGATGTGGACCCAAATAGAGGCGCAGAGATGTTCTGGTTCATCAGATCTTCCCATCGTGGATCAGCTTGGAAATATGCTCTATTTTAATACAGAACCGAAGATTAAAAAAAGCGCCGTTTATATCGAAATCGACTACGCAAAGAGGACAAGTCCTCACGTAGAAACGCCGCCAGGAGGAACACTTTGTGATGCACTAAACTGGGGAGTTCGAGGAAGCGAAATTGATAAGATCATTATGGCAGCTTTTGGAGGATATCGAGGAGAGTATGTGTTTGGAAAGGGAACGCAAAGCATCAATGAGTTTACGCCAAGATTAAACAGCTATGGGTTTTATGAAACGGGCCTCGTGCTTTTCAACATCTTTGGAGCAGATGGAGAGAGAATCGCTTACTTTGATTCTGGCGTGCAGACAAAGAACACACGGGTGTTTTATTCCAAAGACGAGTTTATTTCGTATCTATCCAGTGACTAAAATGAAAAATATTTCATGAATCCGAATGAGGAAAGGAGGAACGATGACGGATATCAGTGAGAAGGTCAGGGCAGTGCAGGCCGCATCCAGAGGAGAAGAAGTAAGAGATGCTATCGTTGCAATCTTTCGAGCACTCGAAGCGGATGTTGGCGAAATTGATAAGAAGGCGATTACACGAGATGACCTTGCAGAAGGAATCAAAGGAAAGCAGGATGCGTTAACCTTTGATTCCACTCCTACGGAGGGCAGTCAAAATCCTGTGACATCACAGGGAATAAAAAAGGCCATCGAGGAAGCAAAGCCAAACATCGTCTTTGATGAAACGCCAACAGAAGGCAGTCAAAATCCTGTCACGTCCTCCGGAATTCGAAAGGCAATCGAGAGTTACAATCCCATGGTATTTTTGAAATTCGATTATGATACCAGTACGGATACTCTTACGGAGACGAATACGTATGACATGGTGACGGATCTTTTTTTGATGATCAAGGAGAGAGTGGAAAAGCATACGCGCCTGGATGTTCTCTACAAAGAAGTGGATCCGCCTCTAAAAAATGAAATGAATGTGAAACTTGACCTCTCAGACTATAGCGCTGAGAGGTTTACTTTTGCCGCTAATCCCTACGACGGTGTTTTGCTGCAGGTGGTGGTTTATAAAGGCGGAAGGATGGAGCGCATGGCAAAGAACATCGGGCAGGAGGAGACATAAATGAAACTGGTAGTAGACAGAGACAAAATGATTGCACTTTCCAAGGCAATCCAGAAAAAGAATGGCCAGGGGGTAAATGACCTGCTCTCCCTTGATGAAATGACGGAGAACGTAAATGGAATCGAGACGGGAGGCTCTGGAATGGAGCTTCCTCTTCGCGCGAGGGACATCAATTTTTATGATTATGACGGAACGCTTTTGCATGCTTACACATTTGAAGAGGCATCCAAGTTAATTCGTCTTCCGCGTGCACCGGAGCATGAGGGGCTTACGTTTCAGTGCTGGAATGAGACGGATTTGTCCTTTATTAAGAAAGTGCGGCTGCCACTTGATATCGGTGCTATTTATACGCCGACCGATGGGAAAACGCATCTTCTGATTCGTACCCTGCAGGATCAGTGGGCGGTGACTTATCAGGGAGTTGCGATCAAAGGAAAAATGTACATCAACTGGGGAGATGGAACGGAGGATATGGTGGGCTGTTCCCAGTTTACGACAGCGCTTACCGGAAACAGCAGCCTTACCCTAAGTACGCCGCACACCTATGAAAAAGCAGGAGAGTATGAAATCACTGTCTGGGGAGAAGACTGCGACGAGCTATTAATTGATACCTATGACTTTGTCAACTACAGCGATAATCAGGCTCCCTGTGCATTACTGGAGGTGCACTATTCGGATCAGGTAAAGCGCGTGGGAAATGCATATGGAAGTTACTCAGGTTCTGCATTGTTTTCCGGATATCATCTCCGGAAGATTTCCATTCCAAACACGGTTACCAGCATTTGTGCGCCGCTTACGATGGGGTATGCGTATCCCCCGACGGTGACACTTGTTTTGCCGCCAAGCCTTGAAGAGATGCTGGGGGCTGGGTCTTGCCTGGGAGGAGGCGCCGCAAAGTTTATCTATCCAAGACATGTCAAAATGTTTCTTGGATCAAGCTCCTTTTTTCTTAACCCATGCGGAGTTTCCTATCTTGTGATGCGGTTTCCGGAAATGCAGTTTGTAAAGAAAGAAGAGAATGGACGTTTTTATTCCAACAAGGAATACCCAGGGATCAGCATTGCAGGAAACGGGGTGCCTTACGCTCGGGAGATGTATCTGATGTTTCCGTCCATGGACAAAGAGCTTACTACGAAATTCAGCATGCTAAAAAACATCTCGCATCTTTATGTAGAGGATGACGATTTCGATGATTGTTACAGCGCATGGCTTGATGCCAAAAAGGACCGAAGTAGCCATCAGATTGATTGCAAAAGAATCAGCATGAAAGACGGACTCACCTTTACGGCAGAGGATGCCAAAAATCTCGGAATTCCTACGACGGACAAAGGCGCTGCGATTGCCCCGGAGACCAGCAAGGTGACAGGAAAAACAAATGACATTGATTCCGGAATTTTGTATGTGACTCCGATTCGCCCAGATGAGTACGACGGCATTATTTTGGAAGTGGGGTACTAAGATGGACTACGAAAATATGAGATCTTTGTTAGTAGATGAAACGCATTTTGACGAAAAAGTTCAGGACAACTACATGAATGACTCGGGAAGCTTTGCCATTGCCTGTGATGGGTGGTTTAACTACTGCGGATTTTCCGTGAAATATATGGTGGTCAACGGAGACGGGCAGATCTTTTTCAGCCAGAACACGTCGTCGAACACCTATTACTACTTAAACGTCAATCAGCGGGACATGTCCTCGTGGAACATCTGGCGGCAGGAAGGAACGATACGAAGAGTCAACCAGTTTCTCCGTATCCGGTGGGAGGGGTATTCCTCGTATAGCTCCAAGCAGGATGCGTATCATCTTGTTTTTGATGTGGTGATTGTCAGCAATGAAAGAATCTATGTTTCGATTGTGGATTGGCCGACTTCTTACGCAAACGGCTCGTGCTTCTTAAAGTATGGAGGCAATACCAGCTTGCAGACTTCGTATGCACCTTCCAAGGACGGCGATGTCTTTACATTTATTGGAGCCAACGATCAGGGAAGTGCATGGACCCTTTCAAACGGCATTTCGGAGCCAGAATATCCAGACATTCGGTATCTTCTTCGGAGTGAGGGAAAACTATACACCGTTTCAAATGGAAAGCCAAAGCCTCTTACGGTAACGGAAACTTCTGCCACGCTTTTCCAGGAACAGGGAATGCTCTCTCTTCCTTCGTATTCTACCTACAGTTCCTTAAATAACGTGGACGTCTTGTGCTGGGCCAAGGAAGACTATGGCCTTAGCCTTAGCATGACCTTAAAGGGAAGACGCTCCCAGATGGATGTGGATACAAAAGATCTGACAGTAACTTATCCGGTCAACCGCGTCTGGATCACAGGAGATGAGAATACGAAGTACCAGGTTTCGTTTGATTCTGGAAAAACGTGGGTATATTACGAGGATTCTTCCTGGAAGGACGGAACCGAAAACGTTCTGTTAGGAAATACAGTAGCACAGATCCATGACATTCCCATGGCGGCCTGGCAAGAGAAGATCACGGCAAGCAGAATCCGGTTTCGCTGCCGGATGACAAACACCGAGGAGTTTCTATCGTCCATTGAAGTGGGAAGCCAGAAAAACTATGAAGATGCCTATGGAACGGACTGTCCCTACTAAACGTTTTAAAGGAGGAGAAATCATGGCAGAATTTGTTATGAAGTACTGGATCCAGACCTTGTTTGGAATCCTGATCGGGACGATCACATGGATGTGGAAGAAGATGGTCCTGAAGAAGAAAGAATACGATGTCCTTCGGGCAGGAATCCTTGCGCTGCTGCATGACCGGCTTTACCAGTCCTGCAGCTTTTTTATTGTCCGGGGATACTGCTCTTTGGAGGACCGCAGCAACCTGGACTATCTCTTTACCCCATATAAAGCGCTGGGAGGAAATGGGACAGGAGAAAGCTTATATCACAAATGTATGGATCTGCCGTTTTCAGCAGATGCAAAAGAAAAAAAGGAGGAAACGTAAATGACTGAGTTTGGAATAGCAAGTGTAGCAGCGATCACGGTGATTGCATATCTGATTGGAGAAGCCTGCAAGGCAAGCAAGGGGATTCCGGATCAGTGGATTCCGGTGATCTGTGGATGCGCAGGAGCGGTGCTTGGCGTCACGGGGCTTTTTGTAATGCCGGACTTTCCTGCAGGAGATATCGTAAACGCACTGGCCGTTGGTATCGTCAGCGGACTTGCGGCAACTGGCGTGAACCAGATTTACAAGCAGCTTACAAAGTAAGGAATAAAGCCCTGGTAGATTAAGGGCACAGCATTTTTATGGAAGGCTCTTTGGACGGAAAAAACGTCCGAAGAGCTTCTTTTTCATTTGGAACAAAAACGCATCAGGCAGAGAAAAGTAAATCTGCCAGAGGGGGGTTATAAAATGTCGAAGACAGAAAGCGCCATCCTTTGGATGGAGAGTAAGGCAAAAGATGACAGGCACGGCTATGACCAGATCTATCGCTGGGGAGAAAAAGGGGACTATGACTGCTCATCGGCTGTTATCTGCGCATGGGAGCAGGCAGGAGTCCCTGTAAAGAGCACCGGTGCTACCTATACAGGAAACATGCTCTCTATTTTTAAGAAGTGCGGATTCAAAGACGTCACCTCAAAGGTCAACCTCGCAACCGGAGCCGGACTTTTACGAGGAGATGTTCTCTTAAACACCAAGCACCATACCGCGATGTACTGTGGGAGAGGGAAAGAGGTGGAGGCATCCATCAACGAAAAGAAAAGAGCGACCGGCGGTGCCCCGGGAGATCAGACAGGAAAGGAATTTCTCATCCGCTCCTATCGAAACTATCCGTGGAATCATGTGCTCCGCTATCAGGAAGGCAGCTCCTTGGGGAAAGGGTCCTGCTTTCAGGTTCTTAGAAAAGGGAGTTCTGGAAGCTCTGTAAAGACGATGCAGCAGATGCTGATTGCCTGTGGGTACCCTTGTGGAAGCTTTGGAGCAGATGGGAAGTTTGGAAATGCAACCTATGCCGCGCTGATCGCGTTTCAGAAGGCAGCCGGGCTGATTGCTGACGGAGAATATGGAAGTCAGACGAAGTCCAAGCTGACGGAAGTTTACCACAAGAAGATGTAAGGCAAAGCCATAAAAGGTCTGCCACTGGATCAGAAGATTTGGTGGCGGGCCGTTTTATTAATTCAGATTTCGCTCTATATAAAGCTTCGCTGCGTCGGAAAAAATATAGTGGGTTCCCAAAGAAAGATAGAGTGCCGCGAGCATCGCATCTCGGATCGCTTTGGGAGCTCTTATATATAAGGAAGAAATAGCAAGATATCGCTTGCTGTGTGACCAATTCAGAGTGATAGATAGACTACCAAAAAGGGAGGAGGGCATGATGATACAACCAAAAATTACAGACCGTGTTACGCGGGTTGACGTTCTGAAAGTTGAAGCCTGCGAAAAAGAGAGGGAACGTGCAATAATTTGATTCCCATCAGGAAGGAGAAGAAGCAAATGATGGAAGAAGCAAAGGAGGAGGTTCGGCTCCTCAGAAAGAACGGTATGCGGTACCGGCAAATTGCGGAGTATGTGGGAGTTCCTGATTCCTCCGCGTGGAGGATATGCGGCGAGAAGGATCTCGCGGATCTTCCGATCGATAAAGAGATCGGGAAGAAAATATTGTCACATGAAGCATGTGCATATTGCGGGGGAAAGATAAAGAAGGCAGCGACAGGAAGAACGAAGCGCTTCTGCTCCGAGAAGTGTCGGAGAGCTTACTGGAAAATCCATAGAGATGAAATGAAGAAGAACCCAGAAGCCATTTACCTGAAAGTGTGTCCCTATTGCGGGAAGGCGTTTGAGGTGTACGGAAATAAAATCCGGAAGTACTGCTGTCATGAACATTACGTTCTGGACCGC